TTTCAAAAAAGCCTTTTTATTGGCGCTGAGAAACTGAATTTGTGCCTACCCCGATCATACTTGGATAGAGCAATTCCATCAATTGCGGAGTGACAACAGGCTTTTTCGCCTGAATTGTCATTTGTGTTGGATTTAATAAATGCTCTGTTAAGGCATTAATGACCGCATCATTTTTAGCTTGCATTAAAGTCTGCCACGCAGATCCAACTCTTGAGCCAACTCCAGCGCCTATCATTGCACCTACTGGGCCACCAGCCATATAGCCAACACCAGCGCCAGTTGCTCCCGATAATGATCCAGTAGGAAGATGAGATGCCAAAAGCCCTAGTTTGCCAGGCAATACTGATTCGACCATGTTTTGAGTGACCAAATTTTGAGCAGTATTTGATCCAAGAGAACGGCCTAAACCAACCTTTTGCTGACGCAACAAATCATCGCGAATTGATTTCAAAGCACCAAGTTGAGTATCGGTGATTGCCTTTTGTGCATTTGCGCCTTTTTCACCTTGCGCTTTAGCAATATTTTGAATGGCATTTTGCACTTTTGATAAAGTAATATTGCCATTTTGATCGGTTAATTTAAGGCCTTGCAAATACTTCATAGAATCAATATTGCTTGATTCAGAGCTATATTTATCCAAATAATTCTTAAAGCCTGGCGCACCTTGCTCAATAACATTATCAATGGATTGTTTAACTTTCATCAATTCAGAAGCTGCTTGAACTCCTGAACGATCAGCCATATTCAATTTATCGAGTTTGTCATCAATTGATTTGCGGACAGATTGATAAAGAACTTCAGGATCTTGTTCAACTTTTTGAGTAACTGTTTTAGCAGCCTCAGTCATTGGTTTGCCTTCAGCATTCAAAATAGGTGATGCTGGAGTAGATTTAGTTTCAGTTCCAAGGGAAACCAAAGACTTAATGTCGTTCAATGATTTTGATACTGCTGGACGTTTACCGCCAGGGCCATTCAAAATATCGTCAATTGTATTTAAAACTGGAGTCGAATCGACCTTTTGTTTGTTTGCAAAGAGCACTTGATTGACTTGATCATTAGCATATAAATTGCGCGCTTCTTGTGCAGCAGCCAATTCTTCAGGAGTCCTAGCAACATTCTGCAAAAGATTTGATCTAGCAGCAGCATTCGCTTGTTCGCGCTCAACAAAAGGAGTTGGATTAATATCGCGAATCGTGCGTTGCAAAGTGCTTACACCAGCATTATTGGCAAGTTCAGCCAATGTCGGAGTAGATCCAGGCACGATTGTTTGATTGACCGCATTAATTCCTTTATTGCTTGCAGCTTTATTAAGGATGTTTTGCGCAATCTTTTCAGCACCACCTTGAGTAAATGGATTAATTGCAGCGCCTGCAACATTGCCTAAATATTGGCCAAATTTTCCTGCTGCTGGTACTGCCAAAGGAATAGCAGCGCCAACACCGGCATTAGTTTGAGCGTTTTGAGCAATTTGTTGCCAAAATGGTTGCTCGCCTAAAGTTGGTTGAGTTAAACCATAAAGCGTAGATAATCCTGCGCTTCCTGCAGCTTGACCACCTAACTTAGCAGCGCCTTGACCAAATTCTTGCAATCCTAGACGTGCAGCCAAATTAGCAGCTTGTTCGCCACCTTGGGTAATCATTGAACCGCCACCAGTTGCCAAAGCAGGCAAAACCTCGCCAATCGTTGCACCAGCAAGCGATGCAGCATTAGTTGGGGTTTGTGCTTGATATTGCTTTTCCCATGCTTTTGTAGCCTCTACGTCAGCATTGGCAGTATTTTGAATGAGTTTGGCAATGTCGCTATTTGGAGCGATTTTATTGACACCGGATGCCAATAATTGCTCGATCAGATTTGCACCGCCATGCAAAGGCGCAGCAATATGGTGGCCGGCAGCAGCTAAAAAGTCCGATGGATTGCCGACTACGTCTTTTGCTTGTTGCAATGGCTCATTATTTGCGCCAGTAACGGTAACGGATGACTGTGGAGTTGCGCCAGTTGGTTGCTTAACAAAAGCATTAAATTGGTTCTCAATGTCTTGATCTAAATTTGTGCTGACATGAGGCAAAAATTCTTTTGCGCGAGCGCCAGCTTCATGCGTAATAAGAGTGCGAGTGAAAGCAGCGTTTGCTTCGGGTACGTTTGGAATTGTTCCGTCTGCGTTTAATTTAACCCCTGCGCTTTCTAATTCTTTTTTAAGGGTTTGTACATACTTACCACCTTGAACGCTTGCGCCAGTTGTCGGATCACCATTGACCCAAGTACCAACTAAGCTCTCAGGAGTGATCTTTTGACCTTTCATTGCACCTTGACCAGCCAAATAAGTTCCTGCTAAAGCCTGAGTGTCAAAAACACCGTCCTCGGGTTTTTTGTAGGATTTATAGATCGGTCTGCCTGATTCATCTTTTCCAAGCAATATCCCGCTTGGATTGTTTGCGTCTGCTGCAACTCTTGGGCTTTTCGCGTCAGCAGGAGCAGTTCCCTTCGCCAAAGGAAGGGGAGTTTTTAGAAAAGAACTAAAAATCGAATCTTCAGAAAGATCTTGATCGGCCATATTATTGTCCTGGTGCTTCTAAGAAACCTTGTTTAACCATATTGACTAAATCCTTTTTGAATTTAGGCAATGTACTGGCAGCATTTTGACGCTCAATAAAGCTCTTTTGTTGTGCAGGAGTCATTACTGAAAACACGAATGCATCAGGATTGATCTGTTTGTTCCATTGTGACTGCCACTTGTTAAATTGGTCAGCAGGCACTCCTGAATTCTGCCAAGCATAATCTTGAGCTTGACGCATTTTCTCAATGGCGATGTTTTTGGTAAGAATGTCCTCATTTGCCAATTTGGAGATCGATGGATTAGCATTACCAGTCAAAGCAGCATTCAAACGAGCATCTGTGCCAGTTCCAAGGCCTGCGGAAGCCAAAGACGCATAGTTGGTCATAATCTTCTTAAACTCGTCATAATCCTTGATTTCGCCCTTGAAGTCTTTTCCAGCGACTTTTTCAACAACATCAGGAGCAAGCGAATTCATAAATGATTTCATTTGATTGCGCCAATCTGTGCCTGGGCCAGTTTGGACACCAGGATTAGCCAAATTCTCGCGAGCTTGCTCAAGATAATTGATGCGAATAGGCACATCGGCAGCCACATCATGCAGATTTTGAGCAGCATTTGCTTGATTTGTACCACCAGTTGTCAATGCAGCTTGTTGTCCAGGGCCAAGAGTTGTTTGGAAACCGCCTGTGGATTGATTTTGACCGCCCATAGGCGCGTTTTGTGCGCCACCTTGAGCATTTGCACCACCCATAGGATTTTGACCGCTTGTGATGCCCAAAAGCTCGGCTTTGCTAACCAAACGCTTAGCACCAGTTGCAGGATCAATAACTTCTTGACTTGGAGTCAATAAATCAATTTGACGCGCATTGTCTTGAGTTGCCAAATAATGTTGTTTGACGTAAGCAGCCAATCTTTGAGGATTATCGGGTAAACCCTGAACTTCTTGCTGAGCAGCAGTTGGGGATAAAACCCCACGCGTCATGGCATGAGCCATTTCGTTTAGGATGTCATCTTTGGTTACTTTGTCACCTTTTTGCATTAAACCGCCAAGACGAGCATTCCAATAATCGTTCTCTTTACGCGCATTGTCGATTTTGGCATTTAAAGCCGTATATTTAGCACCTTCCATTTGCTGGAGTTGCGTACCAATCTGCGGAAGATTGTATGCAGCATTAGGATCTTGCGATAAAGCCTGCATGATTTGCGGAATATTGACATTTCCATTTTGATCGGTATTTTGTTGAATTGCTTGTGAAACTGCTTGATTAGCAGCCATTTGTTGCTGAGCTTGAGCGATTCCTACTTTATTTTTCTGAATGTTCATTATTTGGCTAATTCCAGCAGGAATTGCGCCAAAATCAGGCAAATTTTGTTTTGTAGGAATGATGCTTGGATCAATCGTTTGTAAATTTAATGGCATATTGATTCCTTACCCTAACAAAGCGTAATTGATTAATTTATAACCATCGGAATCGGATAAGACCGCTTCAGGCATGATTTTTTCAACTTCCTGAGCCATTGCGCCAATAAATTTGCCAATGCCCCATTTTTTATGGAATTTAGGCTTATATTCATATTCATAAATACGAATGCCTTTTTCATTAACTCCAAGAAATTTAATGTTTTGTTTGATTCTTGAATCAGACCCAAGAATGGATAATGCAGTCGGAATTAATGAAGATGCGCTTGCAGCAGCGCCACCGGCAGCAGCAGCGCCACCACTTCCAGCCAATAATGAATAAATGCCTGCACCACCAAGGCCAAGACCTAAAGCGCCTTGAATAGCATTTGTGCCTGATTGACCAGCAGCAATTTGACCTTGAGCAATAGCGTTTCCAGCAGCAGTCGTGGAGTTATAAGCCCCTTGACCAACACCAGCAGCAGCATTTTGACCAAGATTAAGCAGGCTTCCTAATTGACCAGCATTAGTCATATAAGTGCTTAAAGCATTAGCATATTGCTGATTATAGGTATTTTGAGCCAAACCAGTTGTGTAGTTTGCGATGCCTTTTTGTTGTGCGCCTGATTGATTTAAACCAGTTGCTGAAGCCTGATTATTTATACCTTTAAGCCCTTGCTGAAGGGTAAATTGATAGCCAGGGGTAGAAGCCAAATTATTTGGATTGAATTGAAATCCTTGACCTGAAATACCGGTTAAATTGCCATTTGCACCATAAGTACCGTTATAACCCAAAGAGCTTAATAATTGAGGTAAAACTGCAGTACCAATTGACGAATATGGCGCAAGATTTTGCTGAAGAAGTTGTTGAGCTTGAAGTTGAGCATTTGCTTGCGTACTGGCTGCCGATTGAGCAGCACTCGCTTGCTGGTTTGTGCCTAAAATATCTCCGATTGCATTTGTAACAAAACTCATTATTTGCTCCCCATCATTACCATTGCATGATATTGGCCATCACGCAAAAATGCATTAGAAATCCTGCCTTCTTCGCAAAAACCGCATCTTTTTGCCAATTTTAAAGCAGGTTTGTTCCATTCACCAATAGTTCCTACAAATTTAATTGCGCCTCTTTTTCTCATCTTTTCAAGGCATTCTTGAACGAAAGAATCGACATTTTTTGCCCCTTTTAACATGGCAATATGCACTTCTTTGGTTGTTGGGGTTAAATCTCTAAACATAACAAATCCATATTCATTGGCAAAATAAATCTCATTTTCTCTATATCCAATTTGTTTCTTGGATATTCCATCAATTCGTACCGCATTCCACACTCGATCATCACGCATGACCGAAGTGACAAAATTAGCTAAAAAGTGCGCCATTTATTGCACTCATAGTGATTGCTGAAGCTGATCCAGCTAATGCTTGAATACTATCTCCAGGGCCAAGCAAAGGCACATCAACATCAATAAATCCATTAATAGGTACACTAATATTTGGAGCAAACACATTTCCAGGAGATGATGGAGATGAATTTGCTGGCACTGCATAAGCAGTTACTTGAACCGCAGAAGAGCTAGAGTTTGCAAAACGTACTCGTCCACCTCTTAACAAATTTGAGGTTGGATTAGTTGGTACTGTATAAATAGTTTGATCTGCAGTAGTTAAAACTACTGGAGAAAAAAATTGTAAATATGAAATTGTCATAATTTTCCTTAATTTATGCAGTAATCCAAGGCAATCCAATATTAATTACAGTTGGATTTGCTAAATTATTTATCTGATTGTCGATATTTTGTTGAATTTCATTTATGCGATCAGAACCCATTGAAGATTGTATCCATCCAATAATGGTTGGCATTGTAAGGCTTGCATATTCAATAAATGGATTTGAAGGGTTGTAGCTTAATTCTTGTGATCCATAAATAGTTGCATTATGAGTTCCATCAGTTCCATTAACTCGCCAATGTACAACATTGACAACATTTGATTGATTATCAATTGATGGTATGCAATCCAAAGATTCAATTATCCAATTATATGTATTAGACATTTATTTATCCTTATAAACCGAAATAACTTGCATTCCATCCACCGCCATTGGTCAAAGTTGCAGTTATTGTTACAAGACCGCTAGACGAACCAAAGGCAAATGTTGCAGTTGCGCTTCCTGAGCTTGATACTAAAGTTGCAGAAACACCTCCTGCTCCTCCGCTAATTTGAATATTTACAATATATAGTTTCGCGTAAGAATTTCCTGTGCTTCCGTCAAATCCTCTAATAAAACATAATGCTCCACCAAGGCCTGCGTTATATGCAACAGTATTTATTGTTGTATTGCCAGAACCAGCATAATTCTTTGTAATTCCAGTGCCATTTACAGTTAATAAGCTACTATTTGATTGAGTTGTAGTTCCAATTAATAAATTCCCACTAGAATCAAATCTTGCTCGTTCTGTTGAATTTGTGCTAAATCCAATGGTATTAGATGCTGGTAAAAACAATCCATTAGATGCTATTGATGAACTTGATGGGACAAAATTACCAGCAGATAAAGTTGTTCCGTTATAAGTAAATGTTGAACTTGAGCTAAATGCGCTTGTTCCGTTACCATAAGGAATATAACCAGTAGTAAGACTAGTTAATCCTGTACCACCATAAGCAACTCCAATAGTAGATCCATTCCAAGTACCAGTAGTAATTGTGCCAAGCGTTGTAATGCTTGTTGATCCAGTAGTAGGAGCATAAGAAAGAGCTGGAATATCGGCAGCAACCAATGATCTAAAAGTAGGAGCAGCAGCAGATCCGCTAGATGGCCCAGCAAATACTAAGTTTGCTGATTGAGTTGCAAGAGAACCAGTTAATGTACCGCTTGAAGTTACAGGACTTCCTGAAACTGTAAAAATGCTTGGCAAAGAAAGAGCAACGCTTGTGACTGTTCCTGTGCCGCTAGGAGTTCCCCAAACAAAGGCAGATCCATTCCATCCAAGATAAGTGCTTGCAGATGAAGGAGCAGTAATAAAGCTAGTCGCGCCTGATCCTGTGTTGTAAACAATTTCATTAGCAGCGCCATTAGCCACATTGGTTGCAGCATTAACAGTCAATGAGCTAGTTGCTACCCAAATAGGAGCAGCTACTGAACCCAAAGTCATTAATAAAGACCCTGACGTGCCTGCAGATAAGAATGATGTTGTTCCTATTGCGCTTTGATATGGCAATGAATATTGAGATCCACCAGCCAAACTTGTAGCAGTTGCAGCATTGCCAGTCGTATTTTGATTAAAGGTTGGCCAAGTAAAAGTTCCGGTACTGAAATTGCCTGATTGTGGAGTGCCTAATATTGGAGTAATCAATGTTGGCGAATTTGCCAAAGCAACAACAGATCCTGATCCAGTTGTTGAATAACTTGTTCCCCATGACGTACCGGTGCTATTTGGTATTCCCGCGCCTGGATATACCATTGTCGATGCAGCATTAATAGTAATAGCAGCAGATCCATTATAGGTAGATCCCGAACTAAAAGTGATGTTTGTGCCAGCAGTTAAATTGTATAAATTGCCACCAAGAGATATTCCTGAAATCGTGCTATTAGCAAGCTGAGCATTGCTAATCGTGCCACTTAATGCGCTTGTTGGAATGGTTGTGGAAGCAGTTACGTTTCCACTACCGTTAGCATACATATATCCAGTTAAGCCAGTAACCGCCAAATTGGTTGTGGTTAAACTTGTGAATGATTCGCTTGTTGATCCAGCGATTCTTTCCCATTTTCCATTGCCAAAAATAGCCCAATCACCGACAGACCATAATGCATTCCCATCAAGATTGGTTGTGCCTGCCACCGAAACAATGTAGTAATAGCCCTGAGTTCCAACGCTTGAGGTCAAAGTCGGGCTATTTGTCGATGCATTCCAAGTGCCTTGATAGCTTGGGGCATTAGTTGCTTGAGTGCTGATCGAAGTGATTTGACCTTGAGCATTGACTGTTAAAACAGGAATAACCGAAGCAGATCCATAAGTGCCGGCAGTTACTCCGCTATTAGCCAAAGCGATTGTGACTGCGCTCGCGCCATTGTATGAAGTGCCTGAAAGCCCAGTTCCTATGGTTAAAGCATAAGGATTAACTGCAGTAACCGTTGTAGAACCTCCCAGGCTTACCGCATTTCCATTAATGGTTATAGAGCTATTGGCAAGGTAAGAATTCGCTACTGGAGTGCCATTCCAAACCCCTGTCGTGATTGTTCCGATAGTTGCAAGGTTGGGAATTGAAGTAATTGCTGATTGAGTTGCGCTAGTTACGGAGGCAGCAGTTCCAGTTGTATTTTGATTAAGCGTAGGTACGTCAGCAGCTACTAAAGCTCTAAAAGTTGGAGTTCCTGCGCTACCATTTGGAGCAGCAAAAAAGGTATTTGCAGTCTCAGAATTGAGGGTTGCAGTTAATGTTCCCGATCCTGTGATTGGAGATCCCGAAACGCTAAAAATTGAAGGCAATGATAAGCCAACGCTTGTGACAGTACCACCTGATCCAGTTGCGCTTAATGTACCGCCTGAAAATGAAATACCCGATCCAATCGATACATTGGAAAAACCGCCTGATCCATTGCCATAAAGCAAAGATGATCCACTTGTTTGAGGTGCTGGGGTAAACCCTAATGCAATATCCACATCGGAGCTAGTCAAAGTGACTGCGCCAGTTCTTCCATTAAAACTATTGACACCGCTTGTGGTTAAAACGGTGTATTTTACGTTTCCTGAATTATCAACGACTTGCCAAGCGCTACCATGCGTCCAAGTGAGTTTGTCACCGACATTCAGTTGTATATCAAGAATCTTATAGGTTGTTGCAGTATCTAAATATTGAATCGTGACAACTTGATAGACTGTATCCGTATTCAATACGGTGATCATATCGATGTCGCGAATTGTTGATGCTGCAGGAGCATTACAAATCGTGACTGGAGTTGTTCCGTTTGAATTAGATAGCTGAGTAGCGCCTAAATAGGTGCTTGCAGTTTGATCTGAATAAGAAACAACGATCTGAAGGTTATTGGTTGTCTTGGCAGCACCAAGAAATAACTGAAGCGATCGGTTTATTGTGTCAAGTCTTATCATAAATTATCCATGAGCTGCAGCAAAAGCATAGCTAGCTGGTGAAGTTCCACCACCACCCGTTGCAGACAAAGTGCCATTGATAAATGACAAATTTGCACCAATAGTGACGTTGCTAAAACCACCAGCCCCATTACCCGATAGGATAGAGCTTCCGTTGGTCAATGCCAAGTTAATATTTTGCGAAAACACATAATCTTGCATTTCGCTTAATTGTCTTTGAAGATTGGTGATGTCAGTAGCAAAATTTAACGTATTGTCATAAGCCTGTTGATCTTGAACTTGAGTTAAATTTAATTGAGGTGTGTCATTTCCACCAGTACGCTGATAAAGCTGAATCAAAAACATGAGCCAAGGTTGGCTAATCTGTCCTGATTGATCTAGGAAAGGTACAGATAAATAGGGGGTATTAGTTGATAAATTGCTCATCGATGATTTGGAGCAGCATCAATAAAAGCCCCTGAAAGGGCAGTTTTAACAGGATCAGACCAAGAAAGCTGAAATACCCTATCTCTAGCCATACCAAGGCGCATCCATTGAATAGAGGTCAAATAAGTACCTTCTACACCCATAGTTTGCCCTATAGGATTGCCAAAAGATTTACCGCGATCATCAGACCATTCAAGGAATACGGTTACAGGCTCATTATTGTTGCCATTTCCCGATTCCATTTCAGCAATAAAAGACTTGTATCGAACTCGATCAGAGTTGTCATCTTCAGAATGATAAAAACCGCGCGTCCGAACGATCGGGCCACCAAAGTCAGAGTAATTATTCTGATCTAGGGCATAAAGTTTTCCATTTTGCCAATCACCGACAACAAGAGTGTTGTAAGCGAAAGCAAAGCAATTACCACGATGACGGTTAAATTGTCCATTAGTATCAGTCCAAAGCCATTCATTCCATTGAGCATTTGAAAGATCAAATACCCAAGTTTTATTTGCAGACGGGAAAATTACGACATAAAAGTAATGGCCATTAAATTGATAGGTATATCCAATGGCATCAGAAATCGTAGGATAAGTTTGAAGTTCCTGATCAATTGCAAAAGTGCTTATTTGTTGCGCATTAAAATTGCTTGTTTTGCAGATTGTGGCCGTTCCTTGTGGAGATTTTGCAACCCAATAAATCTCTCCGTCCATTTGAGCAATTGAATTTGTTGCAGCGCAACCATACTGAATAAATGATCCAGGTAAACGTTCAAAAGGGAATGTAGTATTTCCTGCATTAAACCAAACCTCTGTAGTTACTTCACCAAATAAATAAATGTATCTGCGAGCAACCCCAATTCCTACTAAATTGTCAGAAAATCCATCTTTTGATGCGTAATCAACAGGATCAATTTGAATCTGATTATCAAGCGAGATATACCATTGGTTTGTGCCTGGACGATTAAATACTAAATATCCATCAACAAAATTAACTTGATTTGATCCATAAAATCCACCTTGATCGCCAGTTGCATCGCTTGAATTGTCCACCGGAGCAAAGGCATTCCCAGCAAGCTCGACAGTATATCCACCAGCATTAGTATCAGATGCTAGCGTCCCATCAACAATAAATAAATAAACACCGTTATCCACCATTGAAACTGGGCCGGAAGTTGATCCAATTGTCCCAAGCGCAGTTAAAACCCAATTCTGACTAATTGCATAAACGGTGCTATTGCAAACACCATATAGTTGATTATTGCTTGCAAAAAACAGTCCGCGCCAACCATTGACCCCAGCAGTTGCCAAAGTAGTAAGGCCTGGAGTTGGATAATGAGTAAAAGGGAAAACCGCAGCATCGGGATTTTTTTCAAGAAAAAGATTGATGCAACGCTGCGCACCAGCGATGACGCTCTTGGTTTGGTATGCTCCTGTGACTAGAGCAGCTTTAGCCATTAGCCTGCGCTCCCAACGTAGAAGTCACCATAAATATTGTATGCGCCCGACTTGCCACGTAAAGCAACAGGCATATGCAATAAAGGAATCTGAGAGTTGACTTCTTCGATGGCTCGCATTGAGGCTTCAGCATATCCAGTCAATTCAGGGGTGATTGGCAATCCATACATGACGCAAATACGTCTAGCAAGATTCCAATGCAAAGCATCTAAATATTCAGGAGGCAATACGATTTGATCGTTGATGGTTTGGAATGCTTCCAATTGCACCATGACCGAAATAAAGATTTCATATTGATTATTTGGTACTGGCCAAATATATAGCTCGCCCATCGGAAAGCCTGTGTTGTAGTAGGCATACTGAGGGAAAGCATTTAAATTTTTAATGGAGATTCGGTTGTAATCTTCCTGCGCTCTCAAGACTTCCAAAGGATAATCCACAGGAAGCGGAGTGTTTTTGTTCATGCGGAAAAAAGCGCTTTCGAGCTTTACCGGTCTTGTGATATTGAAATCACCGCCTGTTCCGACTGAATAGGTTAATGCGCCTGTCGCCTGCAATCCAACGGTTACGAGGTTGTAAACCATGTAGCGCCTGCGTTGCCATTGCGCCATCATCATGTTTAACTGATTGAAACAGTCATTCGTATCCTGTGCCAACGGGGTTTGAC